GCGGGTATCCAGGCCCAGGTGTCGAGCTTCCAGGCTTCGATGTGTGACGGTGTGCGGGTCTATTGCAACGAGGCCGACGAGGGGCGGTGGGAAGAGATCGAGGAGATCGCCAAGCCCTACCAATACGGCCACTTCAACGGCATGGAAGATATGTATGAGATCAGTAACGTGATCGATCAGCTGCCCCAGGTCATGTTCGTTCACGTCAGTTACTGCGGCTAAGGAGATCCCCAATGCGCAAACCTGCTGAATATCGTTTCATCTCTTGCCTGTGCGACGACGGGCAAGAACATCTCTTGGCCTACAGCAACGACCGGGGGTTCTTTGAGCCAATCACCAACGTGACCGCGCAATCTCTCGGCATCAAAATCATTTCTTGGGAATACGAGGAGGCCAACAATGCCCTTTAAGTTCGAAACTGGCATGGCCAATGGCGAGCCCTTTCAGCGCCTCGAGTTCGAGACCTTCGCGGATCTCGAGGCCTACTTTCTCGAGCAGTGCTGGGGGAAGAAGGGCCTGCGGACCAAGGTGATCGGCACGGTGTTGCTGATCCAGGAACGGAAGGAGTAACTATGAAGGCGATTGTCTATTTCCGTGTGTCCACCCAGCGCCAGGGCGAGGCTGGCAACGGCCTCGACGCCCAGCGCGATGCGGTCCAGGACTGGTGCTGCGCCAAAGGCTGCGAGATCCTGCAAGAGTTTGTCGAGATCGAGAGCGGGCGGAAGAATTACCGCCCCCAGCTGCTGGCCGCAATCCAGGAGTGCCGGAACACTGGCGCCGTGCTGATCGTGGCCAAGCTCGACCGTCTGGCGCGTAACCTGTCGTTCATCGCAAACCTGATGGACAGCCAGGTTAAGTTCGTGGCGCTCGACATGCCGAATATGGACGATCCCGATGTAAGCCGCCTGACCATCCAGCTGCTGGCCTCGATCGCAGAGTTCGAGAGCCGCCGGATCTCGCGCCGGACGCGGGAGGGCCTGGCCCAGGTGCGCAAGCACAAGGCCCTGGGCTCGCCTTGTCCCGAGGTCGGCGCCGCTGCTGGCGGTGCAGCCCTGGCCGCGAAGGCCGCAGACAATGCGCTGCGCGTCATGCCCTACATCGAAAAGCTCCAGGGATACGGGCACACCAGCCTGCGCGCCCTGGCTAAGGAGCTGAACGAGTGGCGCGTGCCCCTGCGCATCGACAAGAACAATCAGCCCGTTCTGCCGGATCCGGTCAACGGCCCCAAGTGGCAGCCGCAGCAGGTTAAGAACATCATCGAAAGGAGTGCAGCATGAAACAGGCAAAACAGTTTATCGGTTACGCAATGGTCACAGCGATCGGCGGCATTGGCATCAGCTTTGTGTTGATCAATTTCCTGATCGGGTGCGGCGAGCCAATCTATCACCCCGATGGATCGTGGAAAACTGGGGAATGTGTGGGGATCACTTATCAATCTGTAAGGAGCCAATAATGGAAGATATCAACGCAAAAAAAATGCACCACCGAAACGGGCCCGATACCGAGCGCCAAGCGGCGGTGCAAGTTGCTTCCCGTGTTACAGGGCTTAGGAAGCAAGCCCTCGAGGCGTTGTCCAGGCAGACACAAGGAGCCACGGGAGAGGAATTGTCACAGATTATGAATGAATGGCTATATTCGGTCAAGCCACGTCTGACGGAGCTGGCCCGCTTTGGCCTGGTCGAGGACAGCGGACGCCGAAAAGTAAACAAACGCAACCGCCGGGAAATAATCTGGCAGATCACGGATCAAGGGAGAACCTATATCGATGGCTAAACTATCACCTGACAATCACCTAAGCGGCAGCGTCTTGCCTGCCTGGCTGGGCTTCAGCCCTTATCAATCGCCCTATGACGTGCTCGAGCGCGCCAGGGCGCACAACAAAGGCGAGCCCCGGCCCGAGCTGGACAGCCTGCCCGCCGATATCGGGACCGCTGTTGAGCCCATCATCATCGAGCGCGGGCTGCGCCAGCTCGGCATCGATCCCAGCCTGGTCTATCACCACACCGAAAATGGCGAAGAGGCAGCGAAGGAACACCCGAGCCTCGAGCTTTACTATTCCGACGATGGCATCCTCGATCTGCCCGAGCCGATCGAGATCCACAACAACGAGGGCCAGGGCATCTATGTAATGACAGACTCGGGCCAGATCACGATCGAGGGAAAGATCATCCTCGAGGCCAAGTTCACTACCGTGCCCAAGAAACCAAATGATCCCCCGTTGCACCGCGGCCCGCTCCAGTTACAAGCTGGCATGATGTGCCACGGCGCCAAGTTCGGGATCCTGTTCACTTGCTATGGCGGGCGCACGATCGATGTGCATGTGTTTCCCTGGCACCAGGCCACCGCGCAGCTCATCAGCCAGGCGGTGATCGAGTTCGAGACACACATGGACGAGGGCACCTGGCCGGAACCGCGCAACGTCGAGGAGCTTGGCTGGAAGTTCAGCGATCCAGATCCCGAGCCCGAGATCGAGCTCGATCAAGACTTCTCGATCGCAGCCCAGGTTTTCCAGGATGGCACCCAGGCAATCAAGGCAGGCGAGGAGATGAAAACCCAGGCCACCGAAAAGCTGATGGCCGCGCTGGGCAATCACAAGGTCGGCACGGTCTATTCCCCAGAGGGCAAGCAATACAAAATTACCTGGCCCTGGCGCACGACCAAGGCAAAGCCAGCAAAGATGTGCCCGCATTGCCAGGGCGAGCTCGAGCCCGCCAAGCCAGAAAGCACAACCCGTCAGAAATCAATCAGCGTGAAAGAGGTTTAACATGAGCAAGCTACCAACACTTGCGCCACAAACGATGGCCGAGGCTATGGACTTTTCCAAAATGCTGTCGCAGTCGGAGATGGTCCCGAAGAGTTACCAGCGCAAGCCGCAAGATATCCTGGTCGCAGTCCAGTGGGACTATGAGCTCGGGCTGCAACCGCTCCAGGCATTGCAGAACATTGCGATCATCAACGGCAAGCCAAGCGTTTATGGCGATGCGGCCCTGGCCCTGGTCAAGAACGATCCCCGCTGCGCGGGCGTGCAAGAGAAGGTCGAGGGTGAAGGTGACGCGCGCACGGCGTATTGCAAAGTCAAACGCCGCTATGGCGACGAGATCGAGGAGACCGTCGCGCAGTTCAGCGTGGCCGATGCGAAGCGCGCCAGGCTGTGGGGCAAGCAAGGCCCCTGGTCGCAGTATCCAGACCGCATGTTGCAGATGCGCGCTCGAGGCTTTGCAATCCGCGATGCGTTCCCGGATGCACTGAAGGGCGTTATCACCGCAGAGGAAGCCCAGGACTACCCGTCAGAGCCGCGCGACGTGACGCCGAAGGCAAACCCCCTCGACCAGATCAAGGCGCCTGAGCGGCCCGCTCCTGCGCTCGAGGAGCCCAAAGCGCCAGAGCCCGAGGTCGAGCCCGAGATCCAGGACGCGATCGAGGTGCAGCCCGAGACCGATATCGATGCGCCCTGGCAAGTGTTCAATCACCTGGGCAATCCGTATGGGCCGCCGCCAAAAACGTCACGCGATTACGTCGAGCTGCTGCTAAAGCTGATGAAGAAATACGCAGACCTGGCGGTGGGACCAGATGGTGACAGCATCGAGCCGCGCGAGCGCATGACAATGCTGCGCGAGCTGCGCGAACACAACCAGGCCCGCATCGATGTGCTCGGAGAACAGAACCAGGCATCGATCCTGGAAACATACAAGAACCACCTGAAACGCCTGGGCGCGGAGATGAACAATGAATGAGAGGGCCAAGTTCAATCTGACTGGGAAGCAGCGCGAGATCTACGATGCGATCGTTGCCGCCCAGGAAGAAACGGGCGTCACGCCTACGCAGAAGGAGCTGGCAGCCAAGTTCGATATTGCCCAGGCCACCGTGGCCAAACATCTGGCTGCGATCGAGCGACGAGGCTGGATCCAGAGGGCGGCGGGGCTGAAGAACGGCCTCACCATTCTCTAAGTGGAAGCCCTCGAATTTGAGGATGCCCTGGCAGCCATACGACAAGCGGACATATGGCAACGCCAGGGCATCGACTGCCTCCTGCTCCTTAAAGGGGACAGTCTCCTGCTGGTGACCAGGGAGGAATACAATCACCAGCGAGGACACAATACGAGGATCACGCGGTTGCCAATCCTCGAGGTATTTAGGGCGCTTGGTTAGGCGCCCTTTTTCTTTCCTGTCATAGCCAGCTTTTTCATCGCTGCCTTTTTCAAATTAGGGTTGGCCTTGTCCTCTTTCGACGGACGCCCGACCTTCGAGCCATACGTTCCTTTACCCATCGGCATGTTAAGATTTCCTCATCTTCTTCTTTGCACTATCACGGAGCGCCTTTGCTGTCGGCGCCCCCTCCTCACCAGGCTTGCGCATCCGCTCGCCCGATCCTTCCTTGATCCGCTTTCGCTTCGCATGAATGTTGGCCCAGAGGCCGGGCTTCTTAGCCATCGTAAATCTCCCAGTGTGGTGCATCGATGAAGGGGCGGCGGCCCTGGCTACGACGGAGATCCACATATGAGTTCATTAGATTCTCGCATGTGCCATCCCATTCGCGCACGTCATTAACATGCCAGGCCGCGCCCCAGCGCAGCGGCACGCCAACATCCTTTGCAGCCAAGATCATAGCGTCCCCGATATCGTCATATAGATTCAGCTCCCAGGATCCGCGCGATCCGATATAGGCCATGAGATCCACGGCCAGGCCATCGATGTGCTTGGACTTCATCGTTTGGCTGGCGCCCTTGGCCACCAGCTCGCGCTGTTCCTCGATCGTCCGCAGCCCGCAGATCACACCGAAGTCCACCTTTGTCTCCCCGATCGCACGCTTGACCACGGCAACCAGGCGTTCATCGACACCCTCGAGTTTGTCCAGGCTGCGCTGTGAAAGTTTGAATGTCATTCTTTTCTCCTGATTGCCTTAATCATGCCGTAAATGCCTCGCCCCATTTCGCCAGGGCTCGGCAGCAACCAACCTAACAATGCCACCAATAAAACCCACGCCGGGATCTCTTCATTGTTTATCGTCAGGTTATCAACCGGACCAGCCTCGAGCTCCTTAGTTACAATATCCCGACCAGCCTCTGTGCGCTGCTCGATGCCGAGCGCAGTCTGCCTATTCTCACGGCCAGCCTGGACATTCGCAGCCACGTTAGGACCGCCGCCACCCAACATCCCAAGAGGCAGGCCATTACACCCGCTCAGAATCAGCATCCCGGCGACGATCGCCGCCAGACTTCCCGTTGACATAGATGCCATAGAACCCCGCTCCCGCGCCCACAATGACGCTCACAAAGCCTGCTTGTGCGTTCGACGGATCCTCAAGGCTCATAAACCAAGTGGTCGTTTCATAGAACGCTATCCCGTAAAGGGTGATAATCATCCTCGGCCAGATCCGCCAAGCATCCAGCCATTCCGGGGTTATCTTCATCTCGAGCCTCGCATCACCATTTCCCTTGATTGCGGCCGATGAACCAAACAACAACAGCCAAGATGGCAACGCCGGAAAGCACGGCCAGTATGCCAACAGTCCAGAGGATCAGCGCCTCTTTCAATTCAGCTTTGCGGTATTCGGTTTTCTTGCGCTGCTCCCGGACCCTGCGCAGCGTGTTCTTGTATTCCTCGAGGCCCTTGTCCCCGTATTGAAACGCGATAATCGTTTCCACATCGCGCCGCATCTGCCGGATTTTGTTTTGCGCGGCGAAGATCTCGACCGCCTCGGCCTCCGCGGATCCAGTCAGAGACGCCCAGAGCCCAGGGTTCTTGGCCTTCTGTGCGGCATATTCCACATCGGAGATCGCCCCGGCAAACTTTGCCAGGGCAGAGCTGGCGTCACGCCCGGCGCCGACGAGCTGCTTTATCTGCCCGACTGCCGCGCTCGCAACAGAGAGGGCGGTCAATGGATCGATCATCTAGCCCTCCAACGTCTCGCGGCATGGTCACATCTTAAGCAAGACAGAGATCAGCAACAGAATAATGGCACCGCTCGCGCCAATCAGGATCGATTCAATCCGCTTGATCCTGGTGAACACTTCCTTGAATTGAATATGCACTTCGG